CCAAATAATAATTTAGGTGGTGGCTCAGTTATTCCTGATGTAAGAATTACAGGAGATGATTTACTTATAGTATTTGATAAGGCGCAAAGAAGAAAACAAAGAAGATAATGGCTCTAGTATTTGGTAAATATAAAAGCACTACATTTTTAAGCGATAAGGGCGCTGCTTGGGTTGTTGAAATTTGGAAAAAAGATCACGCTGATTTAGAAAGTGATGGTACAACTACATATTATCCAAGTAATGAATTTGTGCGTAATTTTGCCAATATGGGTATTTATGCGCTTTACTGGGACACATCAGCTAGTAATTGGGCATTTAATAGTTCGGGGGGTTATGGTGCTGCAAGGCACACAGCAGGATCATCTGATGCTTTAGCTTATACAGGAAATGGCTCTCCAAACATATTAACATCAGGCGCAGTTTATGAGGTTACTATTGAAATAGCTAATAGAACAGCTGGAACTATTAGAGCTGTTTTAGGTACTCAAAATGGTACTAATTATGATTCAGATGGTACTTTTACGGAGAATGTTACAGCTAATGGTGCTACTTTATCATTAAAGCCATCAAGCCAATTTGATGGAGATGTAAGAAAAATAGAATTAAAAAGATATTTTGCACCAGCAGAAGATTATAGCTTACAGGGCGATGGTTTAACTATCACATGGAACGGCTCAGGAGGCACTAGAGATAGAACATTTTTAGGCTCTGAGTGTGTTCTTAATTATTTAGTTACGAGTGATGATGAAGAAACTTTTTTAAAAAGCACTATAGAAAATGGATATAATTATTATTTTATAAGAGTTTATAGAAATGGTAATTTATTTTGGTTTGGTTGGGTGCAGCCAGCTTTTGATAATATAGAAAATGTTTCTTATCCTTATGTATATAAATTAACAAGTACTGACAGCTATGGTTTTTATGGCAAAGGAGATAAAAAGTTTTTTGCTGATGAAACTGAAAAAACAGCTATCCATAGAATAAAAGATGTTTATTGTGATTTTCTAAATGACATGAAAATTACAGATGGTTATAACGGCCCTAGTCCATCAGGGTGGAAGGCTGTTAGAACTAATTTAGATTGGTGGAGGCCAGCAGATACTTATGATAGTGCTAACCCAGCTGTTCTGTATGGTTTAGCTAAGGGTTTTGTGTGTCCTCCAACTACATACAATGAGGATGGCCTTGATGTGACTAATAATCCTTTTGAATATAAGCCTATTGATGTTTTAAATGGTGTTTTAAAAGCTACTAATGCAATAGGTTTTTTAGCAGATGGTAGATATAATTTTTTTCAGCCAAACAGCTTTATAAATAATGCTACAGCTACTATTAAGGTTTATGATTATTTAGATGATGAAGAAGCATCTAGTAGCCCAGCTTTATTAATTATACTAGATGATACTAATAATAATTTATTGGCTGGAAGTAGTTTTAATTATGAGCCAGCACTAAAAAAAGTTATTGCTAATCATGTTGGAGGCTATTCTAATTTTACTATTTCACAAGGGCAAAGCCTTACAACTGAGTTTACTGCTGGGGCAATACAATCAACACAATCAGGTTATTTAACGCTTGATTTTTATGCTAAACATGAGGAGAAACTTACTAAGTCAGATTTTACTTTTAATGGTACTGGATGGCGTTTAATAGATAACTCTATATTATCTACAGGAACATTAGTAATAAAAATAACTGATGGCTCTACTACAAAATGGTTACAGGCTTTAGATGGAGATAGCCAGCTTACATGGTCTACATCAGCACAAACTATAAAAATTTATAGAGGGTATAACGCACCTATGGAAAACCCTGTAAATAACAACACTATGTGCGTTGGTTTAGTTTTTAATAATACTGAGCCAGCTAATTATTATGGTACATCATGGGGGCCTACTGATAGAAGTGGCAGCTCAATTAGTAGCTTTGTTACTTATACAACTAAATTTAGGCTTAATGCTGTTGTAGAAGATCCTTTAATTAGTGGCCAAGTTTCTATTGAGTTTGATGTTGTAAATGATTATTTTCAAGCAAAAGTTACAAATGAGGGAACTGTGGCCTTTCCTGATTATGTTTGGGAATATGATGATGTAAATGATCCAACACCTGTAAGCAGCTCAACATATTGTGAAAATATAACATTAATACCTACTGAGGACTCACAAGGTTTCGATGCTGATGTATCTAATGGTATTACATATACAGCTAGTCAAAACACATTAAACGCTTTAGAGAATATTGATTTAGGAGATGTAAAACTTGGGCAAAGTGCTGTAAACGAACTTTATTCTTTTATGTATAGGGATGGCTCAATATGGAAATCTGTTACAGGCTTTCAGAGAGGCAATCCATCTCCTGACAATCCTTTAAATGCTACTCAATTACTTGTAAATGAATTTTTAGAGCTGCAAATTGATCCATTAGAAATATTACAGGGAACTATAAAAAGCACAACTATAAGCCCAACTCAAATAGTTAGATACGATTATAACGGAGATTCAGCATATAGATATTATTGTTTTTTAGGTGGTACTCTAAAAGCTGGATCTGATGAGCTTACAGGAGAATGGTTTAAAATTAGTGATTTGGCAACTAGCCCTATAGTGGTAGAAGATACTACTGCATGGGATCCTGTAGATATAGATTTAATTGATGATGGAGGCAAGCCAGCTAATAACTCTGATATAATTACAAACACCATATTAAACAATTCAATAGGTGTTACAAGCACAGCAATAACACACCAAACAGCTTATACTAAAATAAATTTTGGGACAACTATAAAAGGTAAAGTATATGATAATCAAAAGTTAATACTTACTTATCCTGATGGCTCAAAGCCTTTAATACTTACAGCTAATGGTGGTAATGCAGTTACAGAAACGGGTGTTGATGTAGATAGTTTTACAGCTAAAGAAAGCTATCCTATAGGCTCAATATTGAGTTATTTAGTTTATGATTTTACTAATGTAATTACAGGAGCGCCTAACTTATATAAAGGCGTAACAACTACAGCTATTTATATTAGGCCTGATGAGTTTGTAGTTACAAGTTCTACCTCTTTCTCAATGTATTCTAGGGATGAAATGGCAAGCGTACAGCCTACATCTTATGTAGCTCGTTCTCATGTTTATGCTACTAGCTTTGTGCCTTTAAATTATAAGGTAACAGCAGTAGATATTTATATGGATCAAAATAGAGGCTTTACTATTTTTGAGGGAACAACAGGAGGCTCAGGCACATCTTCTATCGATACAGGAACAGCAAATACAACTTTAACACTATCTAGCGCTTATACAAGTGTAGAGGGTAAATATCTTATACTTGAAATTAATTTTGGAAGTACAGATAAAATATATGGCGCTAAATTAACTATTGAAGCAGTATAAAATGGAAGAACAAACTTTTAACATCAGCCTAAAAAATATTATAACTATAGGAGGTATTATTGCTTTGCTTGTAGGGGAGTATATTGTTCTGCAAAAAGATATAGAAGAAGCAAAAAAATTACCTATTCCTATTCAACCTGAAGTTACAAGGGTTGAGTTCGAGATGCAGAATGATTTGATTTTGCAAACTATAGCAACAACAAAACAGGATTTACTAGAAATAAAGGAAGATATAAAAGATATTAAAAAAAAGCTATATAAATGAAAAGAGCAGTTCTTATTAGATTAAGCGATAATAGAAAGCAAACGCTAGGGCGATTATTTATATTTAATGGATTAGATATCGAATATGAGTGTTGTACATTAGAGCTTCCTAATAAAGAAAATAAAAGAAATATAAGCTGTATTCCTACAGGAAACTATAATGTAAAGCCTAGAACATCTGAAAAACATTCTAATCATTTTATTCTTGAAAATGTAGATGATAGAGATTATATTCTTATTCATCCAGCTAATTACTACACACAGCTTAGGGGTTGTATTGCAGTAGGCTATAAATTTTATGATATTAATAAAGATGGCGAATGTGATATTACACACTCCAGGAGAACAATGAGGCATCTTTTAGAGGTTGCTCCTGATGGATTTAATTTAATTATTATAGATAATGCCTAAAATAAAGCGAATAAGTCCACAAGTATTAGTTATTGACCATGAATATAAAAAAGGTTGGGAACAATGGTATTTACTATCTTCTGACAGGCATTGGGACAATCCACATTCAGATTGGAAATTGCAAAAAACACATTTAGACAAGGCTAGAGAGCGAAATGCTAAAATACTTGATTTTGGAGATTTATTTTGTGTTATGCAAGGTAAATACGATAGGAGAGCCTCAAAGAATGACCTTAGACCTATTCATCAAGTTGATAATTATTTGGATGCTGTAGTTAATACAGCTGTTGATTGGTTTAGCCCTTATGCTGATATGTTTGCACTTGTAGCTGAGGGAAATCATGAGAGCGCTATAAGGAGAAATCACGAAACAGATTTAATAGAGCGCTTTGTTACTACACTTAATTATAAGAATGGCACACAGCTAACTAAAGGGCTATATACAGGCTATGTAAAATTCAGCTTTAAAAAGGCATCAGGAAACTCTAGGCTAACACCTGTGATACTTAATTTTACTCATGGCTATGGGGGATCATCTCCTGTAACAAAAGGAACAATTCAAAGCAATAGAAAGGCTGTATATTTACCTGATGCTAATATATGTGTTAGTGGGCATATACATCAAAGCTGGCTCTTATCAATATGTAGAGAGCGAATGAATCAGCAAGGTAATTTATACTTAGATGAGCAAACTCATGTTTGTTTACCTACATATAAAGAGGAGTATTTACAAGGGGAAAATTTCCATAGAGAGAGGGGAAGAAGTCCTAAGCCATTAGGCGCATGGTGGCTAAGATTCTTTTATGAGAATCAACAAATCAAACACGAATTTATTAGGGCTAAATAATTTTTTTATAAAGTTTTTTAATATTTGTTTGGAGTTAAATGTTAAATGTTTAACTTTGAACACAAATAAAATAACTAATTATGAAAAAGAAAATGCTAAAACAACTAAAGAGCCAGCAGCTCGAATTAATCAGTCTTATTAATATTGCCTGTATTTCTAGTATAGGTGGTAGAGATAATGGCCAGCTCAACAACTTACAGAGAGCGCTAAAACTTAATCAGGACTTAATTAAATTGGTAGGAGATGAACAAGGTACTAAATAATATTAAAAGGCTTGTAAAGGTCTGTAATTGGGAGCATTTAACCTATGCGCCCTATCATTTAACAATCAAACAAACAAATAAACTTAAATTAAATAAAGGATGGAAAAAAATGATGTAGTAAAGTCTGTGCAAGCTAATGGCACATTTGACTTTCAAGGTAAAACTTTCTACAAATATGAAGTAGAAATGGAAAACGGCGATGTAGGTGAGTATAACAGCATTAGTGCTAATCAAAATAATTTTGTAGAGGGCGCTCAGGTAGATTATATATACGATACATCTAAGCCTAAATTCCCAAAAATAAAGCCTATATACAATTTTAAAGCCTCTCCCAGCAGAGATGGGAATTATCAAAACATTCAAAAAGCTCAGCGTGGCGATGATGTACAAAAAATGATTGTTAAGCAGAGCTGTTTAAAGGCAGCTGTTGAATATGTAGGGCCAAATAGCCAATATGCCAATTGTTTAGAAGTTACAAAGATTGCACAAATATTTGTTGATTGGGTAATGAATGACACTTTACCTGAAGAAACAAAGACAAAGAAAAAGAGCAAGAAAGAAACAACTGATTTACCATTTTAATTATGAAAATAGATACAGATAATTTAATTTCGGTGCAAAAGTATGCCCAGCAGCAAGGTGTTGCTGTGCAAACTATTTACAGGTGGATCAATAGCAATTTAGTTAAGGCTGTTGAGATTGATGGCGTAAAGTTTGTAATAACAAAAAGCCCTAGAAATAACTAGGGCTTAATTGTAGAAAAATAATAACTAGATTATGAAAAAAATACTAGAAGCCAAAGATAATAAAAAAATTGTAAAAACAATAAAAGTAGGAACTGATTTTAGTGGCATAGGATCGCCTGAAGCAGCTTTAAAAAGATTAAATATTCCACATAAAAATATTTTTGCTTGTGATATAGATAAATTTGCTAAAGCTAGTTTTTTAGAATTAAATAATCCTGATACATTTTATGATGATATTACTACTCGGAATTATAAAGAAGTAGAGCAGTTAGATTTATATGTAGCTGGTTTTCCCTGTCAGTCTTTCTCAATGGCTGGTAAAAGAGGAGGCTTTAATGATGTAAGGGGTACATTGTTTTTTAATGTAGCTGAGTTTATAAAAGTTAATCAGCCTAAATCTTTTATACTGGAAAATGTAAAAGGATTATTGTCGCACGATAAAGGAAAAACATTCCAAACTATTATTGATGTTTTATCTAATACAGGTGGCTCTATAAATGGTCAAATAAGCTTTGATAATATTGATGATGGTTTAGGTTATCATATTTATTACAAAGTGCTAAACACTAAAGACTATGGTATTCCTCAAAATAGGGAAAGAATATTTATAATTGGTTTTAAGAACTGGAGAAAGTTTAGATTCCCAAAAAAAATGCCATTAAATATTAAACTAAAAGATATTTTAGAAAATAATGTTGATGATAAATATTTTTTATCAAGCAAAAAAATAGAATATTTTAAAAATTATAAAAGAAGCATAGGGTTTACTGATTCAAATAAAAAAAATTATGCTAATTGCATTAATGCAGGTTATCATAAATTACCTGGTGATGCAGAATATATTATACATTCTTTATTTCCTCGATCAAGTAAAACAGGTAAAGGTGGCACAGGTCAATTAAGCAAATCAGATGGTACTGCTTATTGCTTAGATACTGGCAATAATCAAGCTATTGAAAAACACAACAAAATAAGAAAATTTACACCATTAGAATGTTGGAGGCTACAAGGCTTTACAGATGATGAATTTTATAAAGCTCAAAAAGTAAATTCTGATACACAACTATATAAACAAGCTGGCAATTCAATTACTGTTAATGTTATGGTAGAAATACTTAAAAAAATATATTTAAAATGAGAGATAGTTTTATATTTTATAGGTCTTTTTTTGAGGCTACAAAACCTCTTGAAACAGAACAAAAAGCCCAATTATTTGAAGCTATTTGTAGGTACTCACTTGATCAGGAAGAAATAAATCTTGATTCAATTTGCAAGGCTATGTTTAGCCTTATAAAACCACAGCTAGATGCTAATTTTAACAAGTATAAAGCTGGTAAGAAATCAGCAGAAGCTAAACAGAAAGCCAACAGAAAGGCAACAAAGAGGAAACAAAAGGCCAACAAACCGCCAACTAATGTAAATGTTAATGTAAATGATAATGTTAATGAAAATATATATAGGAAGTTTGCACACCTACAAATTAATTTAGATGATTATGAAAAATTAGTTAATGAGTATGGAAGTGAAAAAGTAATTGATATACTGGATCAAATTGAAAATTATAAAGGAAATACTAAATATAAAAACTTGTATTTAACAGCTAAGAATTGGCTAAAGAGAGATAACTTAAACACACAGAAAAATGAAAAAAAACGAGCTAGCGATTTCAACACAGAGCGCTCCTTTGGAGTTAGTTTATAGTAGGGACTATAGAGAGCAAAGAATAAAGCACCTAGATAGTCCTGAAAAGATAATTGAGCTGGTAAATTACCTGTATGTTTTACTTAATGTTAAAAAGGATAATCAGCTTAATGAATTAGAGGAGAGCGTACTAAATGGAGTGATATTAAAAAATTTTAGTAATTTTAGCACAGATGAAATAAAACACGCTTTTAGATTAGCAGTAGCTGGAGAGTTAGGCTTAGAGATGTTTCAGAAATTAGATGCTATTACTATGGGCAAAGTATTAACAGCTTATAAAACATATAAAGCAAAGAAAATAAAAAACTTTAAAAGCAGTAATATGAGTAAACAGGAAAAAAAGCCATCTCAGGCAGAAATTAGCGAAATAGAGCAAGAGTTTATTAAAAATTGTATTAATCCCTATATTGAGGAGAGAAAGACAATGAAAGAGCCTAAAATTGATTGGGCTACTTATGCTATATTTAATCATTTTTGGAATTTAAAATATATCAAGCTCTCAAAAGCTGAAATAAAAAAATACAAAAAAGAAGCTGAGAAATATTGGGTTAAAGGACTTAAAAAAAGGCGATCTGAGGGCGAAAGGGTAAATATAGAGGAGGTAATGAGTCAGCGCACATTAAAAATGTATTCCTCATGTGTGGCCTTATATCATAAAATGGATGAAATACTTAAACAAATAGAGATTGAAGTTAAGGGCTGGAACGATAAGCTATAAAACAGAGGCTGAGCTGCAAACGCTTGTAGTAAATTATATTAAAAGGCGTTGGCCTTATGTAAGATACTGCGCAAGTTTAGGAGGTCAATATCAGAAGCATATTAGCCAAAGAAAAAAAGCAAAGGCTACAGGATATGTTGCTGGCTTTCCTGATCTTCAAATATTATCAGCAAGAGGTGGCTATTATGGCCTATTTATAGAGATAAAACTAAATAAAAACTGCTATCCTAGTCAATTACAGAAAGATTGGATTAGTGATTTATTAGATAGAGGCTATTATGCAGTAGTATGTAAAGGTTATGATGAATGTATTGAAACACTTGAAAATTATTTATTAAACGAAAGAACAAATGAAACTAAAGAAATTAATTAAAGAAATATGTAAGGGAATTATACCAGCTTTGCCATTTGGTAATGTAATTACTGAAATACAAAACAATGTAAGAGAGGATGGATTTACAGCTCCAGGAGTGGTTAATTGGCCTAAAATGATAATGTATATAATAACAGGGCTTATTGTATTGGGTAGATTATTAGGGGTTATTACTAATGAGGATGTTATGACACTAATTGACACAATAAAAACATTATAAAATACTACCTACTTTATAACCTAGTTTTTCGAATTTAATAAGGTAGTATATTACGAGAGCAAGCTGCGTGAGTGCTGCACAACATACATATTTTTATTATAATTATATGACAATTACTTTACCAGCTGGATTAGAGGCAATAGCTACTAGGGCTGATGGAACACTAAAGCTTACATTTGGCACACCTGAGTTAGATAGCTCTAAATGTGCTGAGCTATTTGATTACAGAAGAAAGGAAGTGCTACTATTACTATCTACAGGAGATATAAGCGATGAGCAGAAAGATGTAATAGAACAGACTACTAAAGAGCTAAAGGATATTAAAGGTAAGAGCCATAGCCAAAGACTGAGAGAGGCATTGTACTTACTACATCAACAGGAGAATAGTATGCTATCATTTAAAGAATACTATAAGCAGAAGATGGAGAACTTAATCAGTATGGTATTAGATAAGTTAGAAGATGCCTAACATACCTAAAGGAAATAGAAGCACATTAGCAGTTAAGGCTAGGAGTACTTATGTTAAAGATAAGCAAGAAGCCTTTAGTGGTATGACTGATGTAAACAAATACATTTACAATAGCAGACAATGGCGCAAGCTAAGACAGATGATACTACACAAGCAGCCTATTTGTGTACATTGTGAGAGAAAAGGAATATATACAACAGCTAATACTATTGATCACATTACACCTATTAATAAAGGTGGTGCTGTTTGGCTAATGGATAACCTCCAAGCCTTATGTAGTAGCTGCCATAATAAAAAGAGTGCAAGAGATAAGTAGAGGGAGGGCGTATAAAATATCTAAAGCAATATGCCTGTAGAC